AATAAAGTTGAATTAGCAACTCATAGGGTTGAATTAACAATTATAATGGATATTGAAAAATATTTAAAAAGTGCTGAAGGTTATTTTGATGAGGCTATGAATTCTGAAGAGGAACTTTTAGAATACACTTCAGAAATAGAAGATAAAAAAGATTTATTAAAAAGATCAATAGATGTTGCGAAGAGTGAAGTTGAATATTTAAAAACAGGAATAAAGGGTGATGTAGACGATATAAAAAACAGAGCATCAAAAGCAGCAGGAGAATTAGGAATTGATATTAAAGATATTAAAGGCATGAAAGAATTAGAAGGATTACTTCAAGAAGGAAAACTAGCTGCTAAAAATTTAGAAAATCAAATAAAATTTGCATCAAAAGTAGCTAAGTAAATGCAAGGCATAAATCGTGATAGCGTAATACCTAGTAGATCATCACCTAAATCAAATACTCGCGCTTGTTTGTGCGCAGATAAAGCGACATACTCAAGGGATTGTTGCGAAGGTGCTATAATGAATCAAGGCATTGGAAACGTTACAGGTAATTATGTGAACCTAGCACAAGAAGATGATAATTTAATTCTTCAAGAAGACTATTCAACAATTTACACATAATGGGAAATTTAAAAATAAGTGAATTACCAAATGCAACCGCATTAACAAATGGCGAATTATTGGTAGTTGTTCAAAGCAGCAGCACAAAACAATCAACGATTGGATCAATTAGTAATTACATAAATTCCATTTCATTGACTGTAGCAGCAGGGCAAACAGTTAACTTGTCAGACACTGCTTATGCTAGTTTAAGCCTCTTAAAATTGACGTATACGGCAGCAGGTGGTGCTGAAAACATGACTATGAATCTACCCGATGCAACAACAAATGCAAACAGGTTAATTAGGTTTATTTCTGACACAACATTTACCACAAATACAAGGGTTAATTTAACTGCTATTAATTCACAAACAATTGATGGTTCAACAGATGCCTATATAATCAATAAAGAATATGAAGGTGTTCAGTTGTGGAGTGACGGAATAGAATGGTTCATAATTCAAAAGAAAAGTTAAAAATGCAAAATTAATTTCAATAAACGTTATATAAATATGAAAGCGAATGATATGGTGAATCAAATCAAAACACTTCTAAACATCGAAGTGAAACTTGAGGAGATGAAATTAGAAAATGGGACTGTTGTCGAAGCAGAATCATTTGAAAGCGGTAGAGAAATTTTCATTGTTACAGATGATGAAAGGGTTGCTTTGCCAGTTGGTGAATATATGCTTGAGGATTCAAGGCTTTTGGTTGTAGAAGAAGAAGGAATGATTTCCGATGTAAGGGAAGTTAGTGATGAAGTTCCGGAAAAAGAAGAAGAGACTGAAGAAGAGACTGAAGATATGGCTGATGAAGGTAACTATGTTACCAAAGATTCATTTAGAGAAATGGAAGCTAAAATTCAAAATCTTGAAGATGCAATTGCAGATTTAAAATCTGACAAAGTAGAAGCATCTGATGATTCAAGTACTTTAAAGTCTAGAACAGTAAAGGAAGAATTTAGTGCTGAAGAACTTTCATCTGAACCGGCTGCTGAAGCAATCAAACATAACCCGGAAGGGGAGACATTAAAAGAAATGAAATTTGTTTATTCTCCAAATAGAATAGAAAGTTCATTAGATAGAATTTTAAACAAAATAAATAACATAAAATGAGTACAACAAGTAACACATCAAATGACATTGTATACGTACAAGCATCACAAGAAATTGTAACCGGATCAGCAGCTATTCCTGCAGGATCAGCAGGGGTTGATCAAAACGTAGCAACAGATGCCTTAATAACCACTCTTCCAAAGATTGAAGCAGGTGATTTGGGTTTAACATACCTATTTAGAAACACAGGTGCAGATGGAAACAACACAATTACATTGTCTCCAAATGCATCCGATGCAATTCATGGAACTATTGCCAATGCTGCTGCTGATTCAGTAGCCGGTGGTGTAGTAGATAAAGATTTTATAAACACAAAAGCAACTGCAAACAAAGGTGATTATGTGGTTTTAAGGGCAGTAGCCTTAACTGAATGGTACATCATCGGTGGTGTAGGTATTTGGGCATCTGAAGCATAATTAAAAATTTAAAAATATAAAAAAAATGAATTTAAAAAACATACAATTAGGGACAACTACCAACATTACAACTTCGTATCAAGGTGAATTTGCCGGATCTTATATAGCCGCATCACTTCTTTCAGCAAGTACAATCAATGATGGTGGTGTAACCGTTAAGCCAAATATTTCTTTTAAAGAAGTAATCAAAAAATTAGACACAGGTTCATTGGTTCAAGATGCCACTTGTGATTTTAATCCTAATTCTTCAGTTACTTTAACAGAAGTGATTTTGCAACCGGATGAATTTCAAGTAAATCTTCAGCTTTGTAAGCAGGATTTTGTAAGTGATTGGGAAAGTCAATCTATGGGATATGGAATGGCGCAAACACTTCCCCCTAAGTTTTCAGATTTTATGATTGCACATGTTGCTGCTGAAGTTGCGCAAAAGACTGAAACCACAATGTTTCAAGGATTCGCTGCTAATGTTGGTGAATTTAACGGATACGAAACACTTCTAGCAGGTGATGACACAGTTGTAGATGTTGCTGCCGTTGGTGGTGGTGTTGATGCTGCAAACGTAATCGCTCAATTGTCAAGGGTTGTTGATGCTATTCCTGCCGCACTTTACGGAAAAGAAGATTTATTTCTTTATGTACCTTCTAGCATTGCAAAGTTTTACGTCCAAGCATTGGGTGGATTTGCAGCAGCAGGTTTAGGTGCAAATGGTGTGAACAACATGGGAACACAATGGTGGAATAATGGAAGTTTGACTGTTAACGGAGTGAAGATTTTTGTTTCTCCGGGACTTGCTAATAACAAGATGATTGCAGCGACAAGAAGCAACTTGTTTTTTGGAACTGGTTTACTAAATGATTTACAAGAATTACGCATAATTGACATGTCAGAAATTGACGGAAGCCAAAATTGCAGATTTGTAATGCGTTATACCGCAGGTGTAGCCGTGGGAATTGGTTCTGATGTTGTTTTTTATTCATAATAAATTTTAACCATAAACAAGGGGTAGGTGGGAATGTCTATCTACCCCTTTTTTATTAAAACAAAAAAAATATGGCTTGTAACGTAACCGCAGGGAGAGTACTTCCTTGCAAAGCAGGATTTGGAGGAATCAAGGCTGCTTACTTTTTTGACTTAGATGACTTAAATGGAACTGATAATGCACCCCCAACATATACGCTTGGGAAGATTACTGCATTAGCATCCGGAGCATCTCCGACAGTGTATGAATATGATGTTAAAAATACATCATCATTAGAAACTGCTATAAATAGTTCTAGGGAAACCGGGACTACATTTTATGAACAAACGCTTAGCTTAACTTTAACTTATCTAGATTCACCAACACAAGAGCAGATCAAGCTGATTGCTTGGGGGCGTCCTAGTGTGGCGGTTGAAGACTATTATGGTAATATGTTCATTGCAGGATTGGAAAATGGAATGGAAATGACAGGGGGAACAATAGGCACAGGCACACAACCCGGTGATCTAAGTGGTTTCACTATGACATTAGTAGGTCAAGAAGTTGATCCTGCTACATTCATTACACCAGCATTGATAACTGGAGCAACACAAGGAACAAAAATTGATCCTACTGCTACGGTATCACCTTAATTAATTATTCTCTTCTAGTAAAAGCATCTCTTTGGGGGGGTGCTTTTTTTTTGTCTTATTTTCACATTTTTTAACTTTCAAATCTTAAATAGATGCAAGAAATACACAATCAAATTCAATTTTTAGAATCACAATTAACCGGTAATATGTTTAATGATATGGAAATAAAAGATAAAATACATAATTTAAAAATGAAAGTAAGTGGTTCTAAACCGTGTTCATCGGAAATTGATTGTGTGGGGTGTGGTTCTTAAAACAAAATCTATCTTTTTTTGCGTTATATAGGTATGATTGTACTAACAACATCAGCAATTGCACAAACATTTAAGGTAATACCAAGGGATTATTCTTTAACCGCATTTACAATGAGTATAAGAGACGATAGCACAAATGTGACTGTGACATATAATATTACTGGTGCAAGTGTGTCGGGTAATTATGTTACTTATCAGAATATATTTTCACCCATTCTAGTTGAAAATCATTTTTATGATATGACGCTTTATGTGGGAACAAACATAATTTTTAAGGATCGTATATTTTGCACTGATCAAACAATTAATCAAGTTAATAATGATTATTACAAATTAAATGAAGGGCAATTTACAACGGATGATTCTTTTAATAATGAATATATTGTAACATGAAAAGAAACAATAAAAACTTACCCAAAGGTGTGACACAACAAGCAAATATTGGTGTGATTAATTTAAGCACATATACTTCACCGGAAGTAATTGAAGTAAAAAATAAAAGTT